ATGTCTACACTAGACATGGACAATGATACACAGGAAGTCTTTGCTGACTTTATGGCATGGATTGCGAACTACAATCAATACATCTTAAATGAATGGAGTGATAAAATGCAGCATAGCAATGAGGAAATTCCAGATGCCATTGTAGATGATCTGGTAGACATTGATGAAGATGCGTTTGCATAATGTTTGATATGCCGCCATCAGGCATTGTCTATGACATGTCAAATGAGGACTACCACAAACAGGTAGGCTACTCTTCATCTGCCATTAAAACGGTGTGTAAGCAATCGCTTGCACACTACATGGCACAGAAACCATTAGGTGACAGTCCAGCGTTTGCGTTGGGCAGTGCCGTACATGCTACGTTACTTGAGCCAGAGCGTGACCTTGTTACCAAAGGCCCAAAGACACGTACCTCTAAACTGTACAAAGACCTGTATGCTAACAAGAAAGGTGACGAGGTTGTACTGACAGAGGTTGAGTATCATGTACATAACAAGATGTGTCAGTCAGCCCTTGACAATTCAGTGTGCAATGCCTTACTGACACACAAGAAAAGGGTAACAGAAAGCAGTGTGTTTACAGTTGATCCTGTGAGTGGTCTAAATCTAAAGACTAGACCAGACCTATATATACCAGAGACAGGACAGATCGTTGACATTAAAACTACTATTGATGCTTCGCCAAAAGGTTTTGCAGAACAAGTTGGTAAGTACGCTTATCATATACAAGCTGCTTTCTATTTGTTTACTTGTAAACTGGCTGGCATAAAGGCTAAAGAGTTTAGCTTTATTGCTATTGAAAAGACTGCACCCTATATGGCACACCTGCATGTCATGTCACCTGAGTTAGTTATAGAATCTACTAAGCAGGTTAAGGAAACACTCGCCCTTATAGCGGAGGCTAACAAGTCGGGTGAATATGGTACTGGTTGGGGAGATTACTCAACCCTAAAGGTAGGAGACTTTTAATGTTTAATGAAGAAGAAATCAAGGAGATGGAAGACTCCATCAAGGCAATGGAGAAAGAACTAGATGATGCTAAAGCTGACTTAAAGAAAAAGAAGTACGGTGCTTTGCGTGAAGCAATCAATGCACGTAATGAAATGGATAAGGTAGTGCAGGAAGAGTTGACCAAGCTAAACCTGACTCACAATCCTTGGACTGTGCAGCCAAGCCGACACCTTTTCTGGCGGTGATGAATGGCAAGAGCTTTCGTGCAGCTAGAAAGTACGGGTACAGGAGTGGGCTAGAAGTTAAACTTGCTACCTATTTAAAAGAGCAAGGTGTACTTGCCGAGTATGAATCAATGAAGATTGAATGGGAAGACTTGACATACCGCACCTATACACCAGACTTTATACTGCCTAATGGTATCATCATTGAGACTAAGGGTATGTTTACTACAGACGATAGGCGAAAGCATCTTGCGATAAAAAAGCAACACCCTAAACTGGATATACGTTTTGTGTTTGAAAACGGTAGACGTAAGCTACGTAAGGGTGCTAAGAGTACATATGAAATATGGTGTGACAGGTATGGCTTTGAATGTTATGATAGGATTGTACCTGAGTCATGGTTAAAAGAAAAGGGTAAGGCATTAGGCACTAAGTTTGTTGCCTACCCACATCCCAAAGTAGTGAGGAAGTAAATGAATATAAAAGACATAGTAAATGATATGAGGGATGAAGACTTTATAATACGCATTACTCCTTACCATGAGAATGGTGCATGGGATGGTGACGTACAGGTATCTCTGGTATCATCTGAGAATAACCCTTTGGGTGAAGAAGACTTTGCGTATCTATCTCACTTGTGTAGCATGTTATGTTCTGTTATACCTGTAATAGAGGAAGACGAATACGTAAGGGATGCACTACATAGCTTTGTTCTTAACAGGTTACACGATGAACCTGATGACAAACCTAGTTATGTAGCAGACGGTAATGTGCTAACGCTAACATCTAAAACAAGAGGTAATGCCTAATGGCTAAATGGAAAGAGTTGCCAGCAGATGTAGTCAATCATCCCCCACAGTACAATTCGGGGGGGATTGAATGCATTGATGCAATGAAGGCAATGTCAGAGGGATCATACGTAGAGCCACACCATGCCTACTGTTGGCAGAATGCCTTCAAGTACATATGGCGTTGGCCCTACAAGAATGGTGTAGAAGACTTGCGTAAAGCACGTTGGTACATTGACCGATTAATACATGAGCTAGAAAATGAAAGCTAGGATATTAATAAGTCTTGAAATAGATGAAGAGGACTACCCTGTACCAGTAGACGGTAGTGTTCAAGAGGAATTAAATGAAGCTATCTATGCATACATATATGATATAGATGGTATAAGTATAACCAAGATGAGGATAACAACTGATGAATAATAACTATTTACCTTCTGACTACCAGACCTTCATTGCAACCAGCCGCTATGCACGATGGTTAGATGATGAAGGACGCCGTGAGACATGGGGAGAAACAGTAGAACGATACCTACAAAACATTGCAAAGACTTGGCTCAAGCCTGTTGACCTACAGGAAGTACGTGAGGCTATCCTTAGCCTTGAGGTTATGCCTAGTATGAGGTCAATGATGACAGCAGGTAAGGCCGCAGACAGAGACAACACTTGTATGTATAACTGTAGCTACCTACCCGTAGATGATCCTAAGTCTTTTGATGAGGCTATGTTCATCCTCCTTTGCGGGACGGGGGTTGGTTTCAGTGTTGAGCGTCAGTTCATTACTAAACTCCCTGATGTTCCTACTCTTTTCCAAAGCGAAACGTGTGTTGTCATCAAGGACAGCAAGGAAGGTTGGGCTAAAGGTCTGCGACAAGTGTTGGCACTCCTATGGGCTGGCGAAATTCCCAAGTGGGATGTATCTAAAGTCAGGCCAGCAGGTGCAAGACTAAAGACATTTGGTGGTAGGGCATCAGGCCCTGCACCATTGATTGATCTGTTTAACTTTGCTATCACTACATTCAAACAGGCACAAGGACGTAAGCTGTCCAGCCTAGAGTGTCACGATCTTATGTGTAAGATTGGTGAGGTAGTAGTGGTAGGTGGTGTACGCCGTAGTGCTATGATTAGTTTATCTAATCTATCTGATGATCGTATGCGCCATGCCAAGTCAGGTAACTGGTGGGAGAATGCAGCACACAGAGCATTGGCTAACAATTCAGTATCTTATACAGAGAAACCAGACAGCATGGCATTCATGCGTGAGTGGACAGCCCTAATGGAGAGTGGTAGTGGTGAACGAGGTATCTTCAACAGAGAAGCATCAGTTAAACAGGCTGCAAAGAATGGCCGTAGAGAGTCTTGCTATGAGTTCGGAACCAACCCCTGCTCAGAAATCATTCTTAGGCCGAATCAGTTCTGCAATCTTACGGAAGTTGTCATCCGTGCTAACGATAGTCTGGAAGACCTTGCAAGAAAAACCCGCATTGCAACTATACTTGGAACAATACAGTCCACCTACACAAACTTTCCATACTTGCGAAAAGTGTGGAACACCAATACAGCAGCGGAAAGATTGCTAGGTGTATCACTAACAGGAATAATGGACAATAAGCTGATGACCTTAGAGAACAAAGGGTTGTCCGAAACATTGGAGCATCTTAAAAATGTGGCTGTTTCTACTAACGCTGAGTGGGCTGACCGTCTTGGTATCCCTCATAGCACTGCTATTACTTGTGTCAAGCCCAGTGGAACAGTTTCCCAACTGGTTGACTCATCTTCTGGGATTCATGCTCGTCACTCTCCCTATTATATCCGTACTGTGCGTGGAGATAATAAAGACCCATTGACAGAGTTTATGAAAGCACAAGGTATACCTAACGAACCTGACGTTATGAAGCCTGACGCTACTACAGTGTTCAGTTTTCCTATGCAATCACCTATTGGTGCAGTACACACGGCTGACATGACAGCACTAGATCAGTTAGAGATGTGGCTGATGTATCAACGGCATTGGTGTGAGCATAAACCTAGTGTAACTATTAATGTCAAGGCTAACGAGTGGCTAGAAGTAGGGGCGTTTGTATATAAACACTTTGATGAAATGTCAGGTGTGTCATTCCTACCCTTCAATGAACACACATACCAACAGGCTCCATATCAAGAGTGTACTCAAGATGAGTTCTACAACATGGTTGATAAGTCACCTGTTAAAATTGATTGGACTAAACTAGCAGAACTAGAACATGCAGATAACACTAGTGGTATGCAGACTATGGCATGTACTGGTGATGTTTGTGAAATGGTAGATATAACCTAGAAAGGATATCACAAAATGATATGGGTTTATACAGTAGTAATGATGATGATACAACCGACAACAAATGAAAAAACTTTCATAGTATTTTCACCAAACATGGCCTTTACAACTGAAGAGTCTTGTCAACAATGGAGAGAGGTAGATATGTTAAGGCTATACAATTCAAGACCAAACGAGACTGCAAAAGCAGTTAGTCAATGCTTTCCATTTCCTTTTAATGTAGATAAAGGAACATAAGTATTGACATACACTTTACACAATGATAATGTTACCCTGTAACTCAATAAGGAAATAACATGACCGCTTACAGAAAACCTTTTTCTCATAATCTCTACGGTAAATACGATGGTGTAGCTAAAGAAACTCTAATCAAACACCTTGAGTATCATGGACATACTGTAGTAAACAGTGAGGAATCCTATGATGCTGACGTAGTAACACAAGAGGGTGGAGAAACATACTTCAATGAAGCAGAGGTAAAGGCTGCATGGAAAGGAGATTGGCCTACACACTGGACAGAGATACGCATACCTGAACGTAAGAAGAAGTTGTTAAGCAAGCACAAAGGCAACCTGACGTTCTACATCTTTCGTGAGGACATGAAACAGGCATGGTGTATTGACAGTTCATTACTGACTGACGATAGACTAAAAGAGGCAAGGGGAAGAAACATACTAAAGGGTGAGCAGTTCTATCACATACCCTATGTAGATGCACAGTTAATCAATGTAAAGGCAGCAGCATGAGAAAACCAATGAGCCGTAAAGAAAAAGGGTTGGGCAAATACGATGCCCCACTCAAGGTACAGTATCAGCAGGGATACTATGCCTTCAAGAGAGGTGGGCAAGTCAACCCCTTTCACTCAGACACTATGCAATTTCGTGAGTGGAACAGAGGATACGACAAAGCCTACCATGAGAACTTAACAAAGGTAAAGAAGGATGAACAGCTTAGAGAAAGACGTAAAGACATTCATGGAGGGCAAGTACCGCATGTCTGATTTCAATTCGTATCAAAGATCAGCAGCAACCACAGCTATCTATACAGACAAGGTTGTGTATCCTGCACTGGGTCTTGTTGGTGAGGCAGGTGAGGTAGCCAACAAGGTTAAGAAGGTCTTACGTGATAAGGATGGGGTCTTTACATCTGAGGATAGGGACGCTATAGCCAAGGAGATTGGTGATGTACTGTGGTACTGTGCCGCACTAGCCACTGATCTTGAATTAACATTAGGTTATATAGCTAGTCAGAATGAGTTGAAGTTATCTAAGCGTAAAGCTAATGGTACTATTGGTGGTAGTGGTGACGATAGGTAAA